ATCTAATTCTGATGATTCTGAAATCGTAAGCGCCAACGCCGGAATCGATTCTTATCTGGAAGACCTCCCGTTTTAGCCTATGGACCATTTTGATGTGAAACGTTCCCTGGACAGCATGGTGATCCTGGTGGATACCAGGGAGCAGGATACCCCTTCCCTGCGCCGAAGGCTGGAGCTTATGAAATGCCCCTGGGAACGCCAAAAGCTGGATTTTGGTGACTATTCCGCAAAATGCAGACTGCCTGACGGGGAATGGCTTGACCTTTCCCCAAAGGTAGCAGTCGAACGGAAAATGAGCTTTGACGAGCTGTGCGCCTGCTTTTGCAGAGGGAGGCAGCGCTTTACCAGAGAGTTTGAGCGTGCCAGAGAAGCAGGTGCCGCCGTCTACCTGTTAATCGAAAATGCCTCATGGGAAAACGCGCTCGCGGGAAAATACCGCAGCAAAATGAACCCAAAATCATTTATTGCCAGTATGACGGCATGGCTCGCCCGGTACCGCTGTCAGCTCATATTCTGTAAATCGGAAACGACGGGGGTTTTAATCCATGAAATCCTTTACCGGGAATTAAAAGAGGTTTTAGAAAGTAAAGGAGGAATCCAAGCTGATGAAGTGTGTTGAACATAAGGTTATTGAATATCTTTGCGACGACTGCGGGGAGCCTTTGGGAAACCATGAAGGAAACCCATATATTTCCGACGGCGAAAATAATTACTGCTATGATTGCGCTTTAAAGCATAGATTAATTGATGCTGACGAATGGCTATTCGCCCACGGCATTTCTATTTACGATCACGCGGTATATAAAAATGGGGAAATTATCGCCTATCAAAAGTGGGGAAAAAGTTTTCGAAGAGACGTGGTGAAAATGTTCGATGAGCAAGGAAACCGGATTTGATTACAGTGACCGCGAGTTTATCAAGCTCAACCGAAAAATTCTGAATTGGCAATGGTATTCAGATCCATGCACCAGAGATGTTTTTATTCACTGCTTATTAAAAGCAAATTGGAAGTCTGGAAAATGGCATGGGTACCAATACCAGCGCGGGCAGTTTATTACTTCCCTTCCTAGTTTGTCATCTGAATTAGGATTGTCTGTAAGAAGCGTGAGAACTGCTTTAGATCACTTAAAATCGACAGGCGAGCTGACAGACTGGCACGATTCAAAAATCCGCATGATTACTGTTGTTAATTATGAAAGGTACCAATCGAGCGACAGTCTAAACGGCAGACGACCGACAGGCAACCGACAGACCACCGACAGGCAAGCGACAGGCGACCGACAGCAGTATAAGAATAATAAGAATATAAAGAATATAAAAGAAGAAAAGAAGGCGGCTGCGCCGCAGGAGGTATTCCCTCCGGGAATTGAAACGCAGGAAGAGCTGGAGGCGTTAAAAGCCAGGCTAAGGGAGTGAGAAAATGCCTTATGAATTAAAGCGGGAGGATATTCTTGGTTTGGCTCGGAGGTTAAACGCCGAAACGCATGAAAAGGGAGAAGAGCTGTTTTTTAAATACTGCCCTTTCTGCGGCGGGGACGGTCATGACCGCAACACCTTCAGCATCAACCTGAAAACCGGAATGTTTAAATGCTTCCGGGCTTCCTGCGGAAGACAAGGCCATTTCGTACAGATGGCCAGAGAGTTTTCTTACCCTTTGGATTTTCAAGCGTCCGGGAAAAGCAAAACGGTTTACAGGGCGCTTCCACAAAAAGAAATCCAGGTGCGCGATCCAGCTGTCATTTATCTGGAATCCAGAGGGATCAGCCGGGAAACCGCGAAACGGTATCAGATCACTACCCGAAAGGATATGCCGAATGTTCTGGCTTTCCCTTTTTACGATCAAGACGGCGTGCTCCGGTTCGTGAAATACCGTAAGACGGATTTTGATAAATCCAGGGATAAAAACAAGGAATGGTGCGAAAAGGACACCATGCCGATTCTGTTCGGAATGAAGCAGTGCGTTGATTTTGAGACACTGGTTATCACAGAGGGACAAATAGACAGTTTAACGCTGGCTGACTGCGGGATCAAAAACGCGGTTTCTGTGCCCACGGGAGCGCTTGGATTCACCTGGCTGGAAAACTGCTGGGACTGGGTTTTGAAATTTAAAGAGGTTGTTGTTTTCGGAGACTGCGAAAACGGAAAAATTACCGTAGCGGACGAGCTTTCCAAAAGGCTTCCGATGCCGGTAAGGGTTACCCAGCCGGAGGATTATTTCGGAGAAAAGGACGCCAACGACATTTTAAGGCGCTATGGAAAAGAGGCTGTAGTTTCCGCCGTACATAACGCGAAGTTGAAGCCTGTAAACCGGGTCAAAGAACTGGCGGACGTTCAGGCGGTAGACATTTACAGCATGGAGCGGATTTTCACCGGAATTAATGAAATCGACCGTATTATTGGAGGTTTCTATTTTGGACAGGTAATTCTGCTGACCGGAAAACGCGGCGAAGGTAAAAGCACATTTATGAGCCAGCTGATTGTGGAAGCTTTGGAACAGGGATACAAAACTTTCGCGTACAGCGGTGAGCTGACGGATTATCACTTTAAGCGCTGGCTGGATTTTCAGGCGGCAGGGCCGGATAATATTGTCTCAAACAAAGATCAATTCGGAGAAGAAACCTACCTGTTAACCAATGAAGTGATCGACAAGCTTAACAGCTGGTATCGCGGAAAGGCTTATCTTTATGATAATTCGGCAGTAATTGAGAGCGAAGAATTGGAATCCCTGCTGGTAACCATTGAAAAGGCAGTATGCCGGTATGGAATCCGGTTTGTGTGTATTGATAATTTAATGACCGCCCTTGATGTGGATATGAGAGACGACCTCTACCGGGCGCAGTCAAAGTTTTTGAGAGAATTGAAGCTACTGGCATACCGCCACAATATTGTGGTTCTTTTAGTGGCACACCCCAGAAAAATGAAAGACGGAAATTTTGCTAATGACGATGTTGCCGGCAGCGGGGATATTACAAACCGGGTTGATGTAGTGATGTCTTATTCCAGAAGCGAGGACGAAGCCTGTGACAGTAAGCTCGCTATTACGAAAAATAGGCTTACCGGCAGGCTGGCAATGGGAGAAAAACAGATCAAGCTTTTTTACAGCAATAAATCCAAACGGATCACCAGTGTTCAGTCGAACGGAAAAAATTACAGCTGGAAATCCGAAAAGGAAATGATTGAATCCGGCCTGCTGGACTTGCCGTTCTGAGGTGCAATATGACGTTTGATGAATTATCTCTTATGGCTTTTCGCAATGATCCCCTCCCCCGCTTCGTAAAACTGCATGAAATGGCCGCGTATTTCGGCCTGCAAAATATTTACTGGAGCTATGAGCACCGTTTTATTTCAAAGGAGCAGGCTGCAAAACGTAAAAAGGAGCTTCAATATAGGTTTGAGGACGAAGTAAAAAAGCATGAGGATTCTTTAAAAGACCACCAATACGTCGATCAAATCCGTACAGCGCTGGCAGGCTGGTTTAAGAAGGTGGAGCAGAGCGGCTGCCCTGTGTGCAGGAGGCTCATTGAGATTTTGGACGGGAGGGATTCAGGTGAGAAAAATTAGAAAGAATAAACCACCTATAGAAGCAATCACTCAAATATCGATCTATGGAGAACGGTTTAATGCTGTGGTTTGCCCTTACTGTTTACATACCTTGTGTTTAGAAAAAGACGCGGGCAAACGCAATATTAATTCCTGCCCGGAGTGTGGACAGAAAATATCCCCGCCGCAAACAGGCGGGAAATAAGGAGTGATTTAGTTGCTTGAGATATGTCCGATAAGCTTAAAAGAGGCCAATGCTTTTGTAGAGCAGCATCACCGACACCATAAGCCTGTCACAGGGCACAAATTTTCTATTGGCTGCACCGACGGAGAAAAAATTGTGGGCGTTGCCATTGTAGGAAGGCCCGTCAGCCGTTATCTTGACGACAGCTGGACCTTGGAGGTTAACCGGCTTTGCACAGACGGCACACGCAACGCTTGCAGCATGCTTTATGCGGCGGCCTGGAGAACTGCCAGGGCTATGGGCTACCATAAGCTTGTCACTTACATATTAGAAAGTGAGAACGGGGCTAGCCTGAGGGCTGCCGGCTGGAAATGTGTAGGCAGGGCTGGAGGGCTTCGATGGACCGGAAAGCGCCGTCCAAGCGTTGACTTATGTCCCGCACAGATGAAGCTTAGATTTGAAGTCACAGACGGGAACGGAGGGCAAAAGCAATGAGCATAAAAACTTATGACCAGCTTTTCGATGCAGAAGGAAAGTATATTACCGACAGCAGATACCAAGAGATTCATGTATTGGACAAAATGCTGGCAGAAGCTGAAATTCCACATACTATGAAGCCATTTATGGACGGATTTCAAATTTGTTATCCGGTTGAATCCCCGCCTGATAGAGTAATGGACGCTATAGAACATTATGGAAGTTATGGAAGCGAATCGGATCTACTTGAAATTATGGGCCTTTTAACGCCGGAAGAGCAAGAACATGACAGCGTGCTTGGCTATTTATCCGCAAAAGATGTTTTTAAAAGAATTGAGCGGCACTGGAAGGAGGCAAATCATGACTGAATTAAAACCACGTGGGATTTATCGCGAAGCTCTGAATAAATGGGGTGCTGAAGCTCAAACACTTATGGTTTTTGAGGAAATGTCAGAACTGCAAAAGGAGCTTTGTAAGCGCGCCAGGGGCAAAGATAACCGTGAAGCTATTGCCGAAGAGATCGCAGACGTTCAAATCATGTTGGAACAAATGATGATTCTTCACGATTGTGAGGACTTGGTGGAAGTTCAAAAATTCAAGAAAACACACAGATTAAAGGTTCGCTTGGAACAGGAAAAGTGGGAATATGAACACGGTGCCTGGCAATGTTCAAATTGCGGCGAAGATAATCCTTATGGACTTGATTATGATACTGAGAAATTTTCAAATTATTGCCCTCGATGCGGCGCTAAGATGGATTTGGAGGACTAGCTATGACAAGGGAAAAAGCGATTGAAATTCTTGAAAATGGTGCATGGTGGGATTTGCTTATCCCTATAACAACCATTGAAGGCAGGAAGTTAGATATCGAATTGCATGAAGCTCTTGATATTGCTATTGCCGCTTTACGCAACGGCTGGATCAGTGTTGAGGACAGGCTGCCGGAAGATGGTAAATATTTGTGCTGTTTTTCATCTTTAGGGCTTGGCTGGTGTATAGATGTGTTATCTTATGCCTCTGATTTAAATTCAGTTGATGATTGGGATTTTTACAATGAGCATCACGGTGGTTTTTATGATCTTGATTCAGAATATGGATACTACGAAATCAGCGGAGTTGCCTACTGGCGCCCGCTTCCAGAACCGCCTGAGGAGGATTAGTTATGTATGAGAATTTAGTTGAGAGGTTGCGGAGAACGTATACTGTTTGTGGTTGGGACGATCTAAAAATCGCCGCCGATGCTATTGAAACTATTGGTATATGTTGGGCTGATAGTAAACGATATGCAGGCAAATTGGAACATGAAAACTTGATGTTGCGCATAGAGCTTGACCGCCTAAAGCGTGAAAGAGATCAGGCGGTGAAGGATTTACGACAGTTTGCAGATGGACAGTGTTTATTTTGCAAACACGATGAAGATGAAACATTTAACGAGTGCGGAACAGATAATTGCTGGCAATGGCGCGGCGTTCAGGAGGAGAACAATGCGACTGGTTGATGCGGATTTAGCCCCGGTTTATTTAAACGAGAAGGCTTGCGAACAAATCAAATCAATGCCAACTATCGACCCTGTTCATGCTGCTGGTGCGTGCTATTGTGGAGAGTGCGGCTATTGTATTCATCAGCCAGGTTTGAAAAGCGTTGAATGGATATGCATTGAATGGCATAACTATTGTGATTGCGGCCCGAAGATAGTCGCTCCAAATGATTTTTGTAACTACGGTAAGAGGAAGGAGAATTAATATGGCAGGCTGGCAATTATTACTTTTAGGGTACTTTTTAGGCGCACCGTTAGGCTTCTTGCTTTGTTCCGTTCTGGTGGCAAGCAAAGACCCGCCCAAACCGCACACCACTTGCAAGGACTGCGTACATAGGCATAAGAAAGAGTGCCCTTTCTCACATATCGAATGTGATGTGACCGGAGATTCTATTTTCTGGCATACTAACAAACAAGATGACTTCTACTGCAAAGACGCCAAAGCACATGAACCGGAAAAGCTGTGAAGGGTGCGTCTATTATAGAGCACTGGCAACCCACGGATATGGATTCGTTAAATACTGTAATTATCTTCTGGACACCGGTAAGCCTAGAGGCTGTCCGCCGGAGAAGTGCGACAAAAAGACTGTCAGGAGGTTGAAAAATTGAACTGGAAAAAAGAAGCTGAAAACGATCTTAGATGCTACATGAAGCGCAAAGCCTCTTTAAATAATCTTCGAGATCAGATTTTAACTTTGCGATTAGAACAGGAATCTATCAAGGCTTGTACTGCTGATTCTGAGCCAGTAAAAGGCGGCGGGAGTAAAACTGAAGATCGTTGGATTGATAATATTGTGAAAACTAAGCGCTTATCCCTGGCCTACTCCGCGACCCGGCGGATTGTCGCACTCATCGAGAAAGGGCTGGACGGAATAACTGAGGTACAAAAAGACTTTCTCACAGAGTTTTACATAGACCGCCACGACGGACACGTGGAAAGGCTGATGGAAAAATATCACATTGAAACTTCTCAAGTATACAGAATAAAAGATGAAGCACTTTATTATTTTACTGTTACCA